ATAAGAGGAAGAGTTGTCTACGAAGTAGGCAATGTCTTCCTCTTGAGGGGCGAGTCCACCCTTCTCTCCCCTGTATAGGGGAGACCTCGGTCTAAACCCAGGTGGGGAGAGGCTTTCCATCTTCGAGACCTCTAGCCTTTTCTCTTTGTTGTTTATTCATACCAAAGACAAGGTGATTAGCTGAAGCTGTTGGTCTATCTATAGCGTCTTGTAAGAGATCTTGGAATTCATCTAACCTACGTTGAGCTATTTCACGTTCAGCGGATATAGATAAAGCATCTGTGTAGTATTTAACACCTTGAGCTAGACAATCAAGTCTATCGTCATGCTTAACTGCAAACTTTTCTCTACACATCCTAGACATTTGATAGAAGAGCATGTAAAGGAGACGTTTTTCTGGAGCTTCATCAGCATTAGACTTATAATCCCAATCAATAACCTTTCTATCAACAATAAGTCTGTGTTGGTTAAGTACAGGTTCTAAGGAATCAATGATTCTGTCTTCTTTTCTAACATTAGCTCTAGTTTCTTCGATATAGATAGCTTGTTTGGTCTGTTGGATATGTTTTTTAAAGAGTTCAGCGACGATACCATCACCGAAGTTAGATTCAATAAGTAGAGTAGAGGCGTTGTATTTCTCACAACCTTTAAGAATGTCTAACAAGGTTGTATCGCTATACCCTTCTCTATAAGCACGCATCTCATGAAGGTAAAGGAAACCATTTCTTTGAGATAGGTAAGCAGCTGTAGTTTCATCAGATCCACGACCAGAGGGGTCAACACTGCAAATAGTCTCTTGGTAGTCTCCCCATTCACCAACTAAAGACATAGGTGAATAGAAAAAGTCACCTGGTAATCCAACAGTAGGAGCATCTTTAATGACGTTAGCTGGATCAGAGCACCAAACTACTGATTCTGGAGCTTTAGTGGGATTAACTGAGGTAACTACTAAGTCAGCCATTTTTAATGGGAATTTTTCAGAATCAGACAAGCTTGTATCAAGCATGAACTGAAGCATGAAGTTAGAGCGTCCCATTGACGCTTCTCTTTCTAGTAAGTCATCATCATCAAATCTATCAGGGTCAGTAGTTTCCCAACCTTGAGCACCATCATCAATATCCTCTTGTAGTTGAGGAGCAATTAATCCTTCATACTGTGAGAGTTTACGTGGATATCTTGCTGGCCAAACGAACGGACGGTAACTGCGCTCTGCCAACTTACGATAAACAGTAAAAGTAGTCTGAGGAGTCCCGAGATACATAATACGGCTATCGTCTTTCGGGGTAAGGATAGATTCAGCTTCGGTACAGAGTTGAAGAAGTTTTTCACGCATAAACTCCGTCATGGAGTTTCCAGGCACCTCTATGTCGTCCAAGATCATTAAATCGGCGCGACTTCCTGTTAGCTGACCAGTAATTCCTACTGATTTTACGCTTGGAGCTTGGTGAGGTGAACAATTTACGTCGAAGCTGATGCGACTCCAACGAGAATCGTCTGATTTGGGTTGAAGATGAACAAGCCATGGAGTTTCAATGATTAATTTTTGTAGGAAGATAGACATGTTATCTGCACGTTCTTTAGATGCAGATATGATCATTATTTTCTTTTCAGGGTTATTGAATAGTGTCCAAAGAACAAAGGCTCCTGTAATCCAAGATTTACCAACACCACGGAACGCTTGAATTTGTAGACGTTTAGGACCGTGTTGTAGGTAGTCAGCTATAGAGAACTGAGCACGTGTTGGAGGTGGTAGGTCGAGCTGTTGCCATAAAGCCGTCAGAAACACCTTGAAATCGTCCTGTAGGGCGGTTAAAGTATCATTCATGTGTGTTTGTATGTTTTAGTAGTTTTTGCCCGCTATATCGCGTCCTATCGCCTCTATTTCAGTTCTAATTACTGGACTGCCTTCTGATAGTTGTCTTGAGTTGTAGGGTGTTATCTCCTCACTTTTCAATCCCAACACTCTTAATGCACCTGATACGTAATTACCTTCACCGATATCTTTACCTGCTAGCCCTGCTTTAACTACTGGTATCTGACCTACAGTATTTTCAGCAGCAAATTCACCAGCACTAGACAATGTTTCATTAATAAGTCTAGTAGATTTCTCAATAACCTTATAACCTCTTTCTAGTTGACCTCCTGCAACTTCGAGTTCTTTATCACGTAGTTTTTGAGCTTCAGTTTTTTGTCCAAAGATATTATTTTTAGTCATAATATCTTCAGTTTTGGTCATAATATCTTCCGTTTTAGTTAGAAAATCATTAACTTTTATAGAACCACTCGATGAATAGCTAAATTGTTGAGATAATTGATCTTTACGATCTTGTATAGCTGCTGCTTGTTGGAGAGACATACCTTCATCTCTTGCAAGCTCGACAGTTTCTTGAGTTAATTCATCTACATTTGTACCAGTCATCCCATCAGTAAGAAACTGAGCTATGACTTCACGCCAATCATTTGCAACTTGACCACCAGACAATTCAATCTCTACTGGGTCAAAATGAAGCTCTGGTTTTTGATGACGTCTACCATTACCAATAATTTTATCATCTACTGGTATCTTTTCATCTCGTAAACGACGTTCGAAATTTCTACTTCTTGAAGGTTCATTGTATATATTACCTCTAACATGAGGGTTACGAAATAGACCTGCACCAGACTTATCTCCACCAATTTGCTTTAAATGACCTTGAGCTATTTCCCAATTAGGCTGTGTAGCTTTGATGGCATTCTCTTTAGCTTTCTTTAACCCACTAGCAACGTATTCTTGAAACAAAGGCCATAAAGTATCACCTTCAGTCATACTTTTAATAAGTTTCTCAACTTCAGGTGGTATTTCTTCAGCCATCTCTCTAGTCCACTGTGAATACTTTGGACCTTCATCTAACTTAAGTGTTTTTAGTTCTTTTGTTTTCCGATCTTGTACTATTTGAGTGATAAAACCATTTTTCTGGTTTAAAGAAACTCCGACCTGAGTAGCAAATGCAGCAGCATCGAATATCCCTTTTTTATTTACAAACTGACCTTTGATTGAATCTGCTGCTTTTAATAATTCTTCTGGTGATATTCCTAACTTAATAATTTCAGACATAAAAAAAGCACCCTTTCGGGTGCGCTTAAGTTCTTATTTCGGGTAACTATTTACGTTTTCGCTTTAGACGGCTACGTCGATTAATTGATGGAGATTGAAGTCTCCCTTTAGTCGTACTACCTTTGTAGTGAGCAGCATCTTTGCCATCACCATTTCCATAAGTACCTAGTTGTCGATTTAGTCGATTAGCGTTAACTCTTAATGCTTTACCCTTTTTTGTTTTGTTGTACGCTTTCTGTTGAGCTTTATAATTGCCGTTAGCGTACTTCGCTCCGCTTGCCATATAGTCTTGTTTGTACGAGTTCTGGATCTACCTTTGGCATAATTGCTGCAAGTTTAGATAAAGCACTACCTTCCATAGCTATACCGCTAATATCGTTAGTCTTTAACCAATCACAAGCTGCTTTTAAATCTTGGGTTGTTGCTTCGCCACTTTTGACCCGTTTAAGGAATTCTGTTGTGACAAGGCTATGTAATTCGTTGAACTGGTCTTCTGTGGCTTTTTTCATTATTTACTTCCTGGGAATAAATTCTGTTTAATCAATTCGACTGCCTTATCATCTATGGTGTTATCAGTAGATTCTGCGTAAGCTTCTAGTAGTTGTATAACTAATTCCTTTACAGCAGAAGAGCTGAGGAATGCCATAAGGATGGGCTTGATAAGTACGATCATGGTGTGTTAATTGTGTTTTTTAAAAAAATAAAGATAAGTATTGATAGACATATCCAAACGATGAAGGATGTCATTTCTTATTTGTGCATTTAGGTGTTGTGTCTTTCCAAGGTTTATACCAAGGTTTTGGTGGAGACTTACATTCAAGAACTTCTTTTTCTGCTTTCTTCCAAGATGAAATAGCTATTACATCGCTACACATTTCGTAAACACGACTGTGAGGTATAAGCATGAAGCCTTTTTGCTGTAACTCTGCACACTTCAAAACTCTGACTAATTCATAGTCAAGTTTCATTTTTTCTTCCTGCCTTGCGGCAATACTTCTACATCTCTCTAATCCCCTCTTATCAAGTGGAATCATGAAGTTTATCTGTGCTCCCCAGTTTTCAGCCATGGTATAGCTAGATGGTCTCATACCGTCTTCATCTATATCCCAAGGCTTTGTATGATTCCCCATATAGAACGGGGAAAAAGTCATAGTTGATCCATTACATGAGATGTTAGGTCCGTAGTGCTGTCTGGATGGTGCTCCGTTGTTCTGAAATTGCACTGCTTGATTGGTCACATTTCCAGTTGCTGCAGCTACGGGATTACTTACGTTATTGGTCTCTGGGTCATTCGCTTTAGCTGGTGCTATTGAGAGAAGACTGATAAGGAGACCGTAGTAGATGTAGTGTCGATTTCTCTTTCTATTTCTGTTACCGATAGAACTTGACTTGCTGCTCTTGTCACTACTTCTAAAGTGAAGTCGCTTCCAGCAGTTGTTAAGTTCCATACCGAATCTGAATCGGTTATACCTCCTGATGAGGCTGAGGAGTGAGTCAGGTTGTCCCCTGACCATTTCTGTAATGCAGACCCATAAGTGGTCGTAG